CTCTCTGAGTCGGACCCGAATTTTTTTGTTTTATTTTTTTTTTATAGCTGGGCGGGATTGCTCCCGCCTTGCTTTTTACTTGTGTTCGTCCACCCATTCCCGCGCGGCTTTTTCTGTTTCTACCTCTGTTAAAATTTTGCCGCTTGCGTCTCGGATATAATAGACGCTCTCGGATTCCTGAATCAAGAATCCTTTATACTGTTCTTCCGTGGTGTTCACCTCCCTTGCATGGTCATATGATACAGCATAACGCCGGAAAAGTCAACCCATTCATTACAAAAATATTGCACAAAAAAGCGCGGCTGATTTTATGCAAATTGACGAAGCGGATATTATATATATTATAGTATATAATAGCTTGACAACGGTAAAATGCTACAATGCCGCTGTGAGCCTCTAGAAGCCCCGTAGCGCCGTTTTCAGGTCGAGACGTGAAATCATACGGCAAATAAAAGTATTCCGTTATACGCTTTTCATACAGTTTCATTATTCACTGTTTTAATGGTGAATAGGCTTGAAAAGTTAGAATATTCTAGATAGCGCTAGTTATTGTATAGTTATACTGTGTATATGCGGCATGAATATGAATATCTATAATATCAATTATGATTCCCGTTATATAATCGGTATATATATAGATAAGATTGTATCGAGTATAATAGTTACAATATAGTTACAATGTGTAACAGGATCATGTCAATATTGTACGGCATATTATATTTTATGATTGTAAATTTTTAATGTTGATTATAAAATTCTATTATATTATATAGGCAGGTATAGTATGGATGATATGCGAACATTTGTTCTATTAGTAGTTGTTGTGGTGAATGGGATGGTTGGTTGAGATGGTTAACAAGTGTTATACAAAAAAGCGTATAACGTGTAATATGTAGCATACTACCTATTTTTTGCTAGCAAAATCATGGGGCAAAAATGGGTTATCCTGGCAATTCTCTAAAACAGCCCCCCCGGTAAAGCAAGGATCATCCTTATTTTAAGCTAGATCAGTGGAAAAGTGCTATTTTCGGGTGTTTTTGTAGTTTAGCGTATTAAAACCTACCTGGGGGCTAGGTTATGGATTAGCAAAGGCTAACCGGTGAGATTTCGGTTGTAGCACATCAAACCACATACCATGTAATACATCACATATTCAAAAACTACCACATCGCTTATAAATCACATCATTATCAAACAACAACTGAATAATTTACAATTTATTAACAAATAGATGACTAGAATATGATATAATTACAATGTAATTTAGATAAATTTAATTTTTGTCTAAATCGTGATACTAATATAATACGCTAGTATTATCATAGTGTCATCACTTAGACAAAAAATTTTTTTATTTAGACAAAAATGTAAAAGGGGTTTATTTTATATGAGAAAACAAAATATCAAGCAACCAACAGGCGCTGAATTGATTGAATCACTAGAAAAGATAGAAGGGTGCGAATTGAAATACCAAGACTTATGTAAGGCTCTTAATATAACTCCAAAAGGCGGTTGCTCCAAAATAACTCAACTTGACCACATTAGAAATTATTGTCAACTAGATACTCTAGAACATCCAACCCGTTATATTGTACAAGAGGTCTATCCTGAAGCAGACGCGCTTATCAATGAACTAGATAAAGATTCATACCAAGCCGCCTTTGAAGCCGCTCTTTATCAAATCTTTCTCAAAACAAATTGCGCCACTATATATGCGTCAACCAGCAATCTGCTCAGAATGTTCCAAGAGGTCAATGATAATTTTAGCTATACATATAGCCAAGCTGTAGAAAATTCAGAGCATTATGGCTATATGAGCTTAGTTAATGGCGTTGTATACAATATCCTTGCTCAATGGACTAGGCGTAAATTGCTTACCATGAAGAACCGTTATGTCATTGATCTGAATAGGGGTTATCGTCTCTATAAGCAACGGCGCAACCCAGAAACAAAAGAAACATGGCTCGAAACATATGATGTGCCAGAAGATAGCCCCGATCATCAGACCTGCTTATCTATCTATTCTAAAGCCGTCAATGAGATAATGCCGCCAAATTGGGGCAAGGTCATAGATAATAGAGTTTACAAGCCATACGTGTCAACAGAAACATATAAAGCGTTTGAAGCGCGACTTGCTCAATTAACTCAAGAGGCATTTGGCGGTGAATATGTCAAAGTCAAAGAGGTCTATATCATTAAGCCAGCAACAAAGGAATGGATAGCTAATCGGCTATTAGATGTCTATGAGCATTATCCAAGCTTTGAGAAAATCAATAAAGAGGCGTGTACTAAGATTATTCAAACTAGCCAGCTTAGTTGTATCACAGGCAAACAGCGACGCGAATTTGTTGATATCAATATGAACAATAAGCAGAGCGACAAGCTCAAGGATTTAATAAAAAATGAGAATGGCTGAAATTTGCCATTCTCATTATATTTATTATAGTGGCATCAGCATCAATCGGTCGCATTTATCAGTCCTCCTATTCCATATCTCAATAGCCATTTCGATTGAATACGCAAGTCCAGATGTTGCACAGCATTTATCACATACGACATTATATGCCCAGTGCCGCCCTTGAGAATCTATGATTGCTTCTGAGTCAAAATTTATAGACGCTCTGCCGCCACAGAACGGGCATCGTTTCAACTTAGTCATTTATCAATCAATCCTTTTCAAGTTTATTTATATAATTTTCAATAATTTTATCAGCTTGATTTTTTACATTAACCAATCCACCAAGCCCAACAACGATATTCCACTCATCTATGCCAATTTGATAATAGTCATATCCGGCACATTCGATTGGCTTGATTTCTATATGATCTTGAGTGATGTATTTCATTTAATCAATCCTTTCTCTTATACGGCATTAAATCGTCTGGGTGCTTCTTTGCAAATTCCATAAAAATAACGCCTCTGCAATTAACATTCCCGTCATCATCAAGATTATCCTTATCCCACATGGGGCATCCTTCACAACCTGACGGCATATCTAAATAACCATCACACAAAGCAGACATAGCAAAATTGATAGCTTCTTTTACAAGTTCAATCTTTTCCATTTAATCAATCCTTTCTTCAGCAATTCCATCAGCCGTACTATAACAAATATGCTTAATTCCCAATTCTTTTATATATTTCATACAAGCAGGACATGGACGCGCCATTGCTTTGTTTCCATTTGCATATTCACGATATACATATAGCGTCAATTTGCCAAAATCAATATCCAGATATTTTACTTTGCTCAATGCCCTGATTTCAGCATGAAGCGAATTTACCACGCCGCTCTGATTGGGGTCAAATTCACGCTCTGCATTGAGCCGCTTCTGCAACGGGCTTGTTTTAGTGCTATTGCATCCTGTAGCAAGCAATACGCCCTTATAGTACAGAGCTGCGCCAAGATGGTATCTAGGAAATTCAGATTCTTTGCTTGCTCTACAAGCTGATTCAATACCACGCTTAGTTCTCTGATTCATTGCGTTTGTCCATCTTCGCCCCGCATCTCCAGCAATAATAACCTTTAATTGCTGTATGTTTGTTTTCATGTGCGCCACAATTGGAGCATTCAAAATATCGCCCCACAGCCGACTTTTTCTCAATCCAATACCCATGCACCACCGGCGTAACATCAGCAGCTGTATTGATGCAGCGGTTTTCATTCATTATGCAGTCAAACTTTCCATTGCGAAGCATCGTTTCCAGATTTTTAAGATTACAGCCTTTGCAATGAGGAGAGTCGCATTCTCTGCATTCGATATATTCAGCCATTATTCGTCCACCTCATATCCCAATTCAATCAACGTCATAATAGCATAATTAGCCATATCAAGCAATGTGTCCTCGATCTTCTCATCTTTAACCTGAGCATCATGTGATACAGCAAGCGACATGAGCCGATTCATCTTATCACTAAGACGGGTCACAGCACTGATAATCCCTAGTTTTTTGTATGTGTCACCAAATGAATCACCATAGTCATGATTCTTTGCTTTATATACCTGATTGAGCTTCTTGCAGATTGCACAATGCCGCGCCACCTTTGGTTCAATATGTAACTTAATGTCGTCAGGCTCTTTGTCACAGCATTCAGCTTCAGCATTTTCACAAGCTGCTGGATCAAGCTCTTTATACCAACCATAGATTTTATCAAGCATCTTATCGTCCATTTCATTAAATGCACAAGCATATTTATTTGTAAATTCATCTGTTTCTTTATCGTACATATTTTTTAATTCACATTTATCACAAGTATCACCACAATGGTCACAATACCATTCAAGTGTTGCCACTTTTTCATCTCTTGTCATGTTTATTCATCCTCCTCATTTTCATCACAATCTTCATCTACAAAATGAACATCTACATGAAATTCATTACGCAGTACATCAATAGCTTCTTTGGGGCTTACATAGAAAAATTCCTTATGTTTGTTTTCCTTATTGACTCGCTTATCGTCAAAATAATCATGGACGCGCGTCTCAAGGTCAAATACGTCATCATCAAACACAAGTCCATAGCAAACGAATGGGAACGGTACTGATGCCGACGATAATTCGGAAATTCTACGCAAGGGCTGGAGACGACGTGTTACTCCCAGCTTGCAGCAATTTGGCATAGCAGGAGTTGCCGTGATATACAAATATCCAGCTTTTGCATTGTTGACACGATAATCAATATCTGCAATACGCTTATCAATAGCTCTTAGCGTTGCTTCAAATTTAGCGCGTTCTTCAGCGTTGAGCGTCCTTCGCAGAGATTGTTCATACATACGACGTTCCTTTTGAAGCTCTGCTTTTTCGCGTTCAGCCTCAGCGAGTAACTGTTCTTGTTCTCTTAATCTGCGTTTTTCTTCACGGATTCGCGCCTTTTCTTCTTTCTGCTTGACCTTGATAGCTAAGTTGATATCTAGCATATCAAGTCGCGCCTTTACATATTCAGCATTAAGTGCTAATCCGACTTTATTTGCTTTAGACTGATAAGAATTAAATTTATTCTTAATCAATTCTTTACTTTTAGCAACATTGTTTGCAGTTATAGATTTTTCTTTGTTGTCAATATATGTGTTGCAACTGTAAATCAATCCGCGCCCATATACATCTTGCATTTCTTTGCCACGTCTATCTGATCCATCGAGTCTATATCCTTGCTCAATGCGATATAAGCCAGCATTAACAGCGGATTTAATTTTACTTTGTAGATCATAGCGCCGATGTTCAAGTTTATCCAATGAATCTTGATAATATGGAATATTATAATCCTGCATTTCTTCAATCATATGGATTTGACCATTTAGAGCATCAAGGACAGCTTGAGCTTCATTCACAGCAATTTCAGCGCAATCAGCTTTATTCTGGCTGGATGTGGTTAGCTCATCTAATTCCTTAATTTTTTCTTGCATTGCTTTTTGCTTGGCTTCAAGCAGGGCAATATTTTCTTTGATTACCGCTTTTTTCTTATTCAGTTTGAAAATCTCGAACACGTCTAGCCGCCTCCTTACCAAAAATCTTATCTATATGCTTATCAAAATCCAATGGATTATTGCTCTTTGCTAAAATCTGCTTGGTGCTGGTATTATATAGCTCGAATTGCCCGTTGCCACAATCATTGATAACCCAGCCAGTATCGCCATATTGGACTACGGCTCTAATTTTCTTTATTCTTGGCATTTATTTTCACCTCACGCTATGATTATATCACAGCTATTTGCACTTGTCAAGCATAATTTTTGGCAAATTGATTTTTCATATCAATTTAACTATTATCTACGAATGTATATGAGTAGATAATAGTTAAATTGTAATTATATATTATATATACTAGATATTATAACATATAGATATTACAATATTATGAACTATATGTTAATAAATTATGAATATATTTATACTTGACAAATACTGTAATATATTATATAATATATATAATAATATAAGAGATTATATCATGCTGAGTAATTTTTATCAAGTAGAAAATAATACTTGACAAATAATAGGATATATGATATAATAGCATTAAGCTCAAGGAGGTGGTAGGAAATTGTGGAGCGAAATGAGCTATAACTGGTATATATCGGAAGATACAGAACCAGAAGTATGGGATGATGAATATGAGCCAACTGAGCGTGATTGGGCGCTTTGGATATATGGTAGTTCAGAGAATGAATTAGAGGTGATTTTTTGAACCTACAGACGCAAATTTATTTACATTCAGTAGATACTAGCGCATTTTATAATGACAACGAAATGGCACTACGTACTCGGCTCGTTCGGTTATATTCGTTGCGCAAGCGATGGAAAGATGAGGGAAAGCCAGATTGGCGCATTAAGTCTGTAAATCGTTTGCTCAAAAAAGAAAAGGCGCGGTTATCTGAATTACTCGATGACGCTGTAAGTCGAAATGTAACTAGAGAATTGCGTCAAGATGCTGTGACCGATAAGACAGTTGTTAATCTATTTGAATCTGACTTAACGCGCAGCTTAAGTCTTGAGCCATTCAAGTTGACTGACGAACTGTTCATCATTAACGTATTTTTCTTTCAGGTATTTAATAATCTAGTTCATCAAGGATTCATCTACAATGGTGAAAAATATGTGTTTCTCACAGCATCCGCAGGACAAATCCGCACGAAACGAGCCGTATTCGTTAAAGAATCGTCATTTAAGCGCATTGAGCAAAAATTGATGTGTGGCTTGACCATAGATGAAATCAATGAACGGGGAGGCATGAATCAGAATAAATTTCTTGCTTATTTGGCGCTTATGAACTCTGCGACAGATGTTTGGGAAGATTTCGATATTGACAAATCTATCGTGGTAGATGATTGGGAAACAGCTGTTCCAGGGCTAGTTGACCATATTGATGGCGTTTCATATGAGATTCGGCGCGAAATGACAGAGACGGTCATCCCTCATATGGACGGATGCGGCATCATGCTCAATGAAACAACACGGATGGTGCGTATGCCGTGGGTTAAAGGTCTACTTGTTACATTTCCATTTGATAAATTTATCAAAGAGAAATGTGGCGGCGAAGCAATTGTAACAGATATTTACGGCAACGAGCATAAAATTATAGAAGAAGATATACAGTATATATTCACAAAGAGCCAATTCAAGCTATGGAAATTTTATGATTCGTGGGATTGTTATAAGGCGCGATTCAAAAATTTTGGATGTAATGCTTGCTATTGCAATATCGAAGAACCATATATTCCAAAGAGCCGCATCAACTATCAGATGCTTCAAACATTGAGCGATATGACTGATAACGAGATCGACCGCATCATCTTTAAGACGGCGCAAGAGATTGATGATGTTGGTAATGATTATCAAGTTACGATGCGGCTACTTGGCGCAACAGAGAACAACCGCTATAAGTCAGCTATGCAAGAGGCGTTATTGATATATCCTGAGCTGTTTAAGGATTCATATAACCGAGAAATTCTGAAACAGACTAAAAAGAGCCTAGTAAAGCAAGCTAAGGGCGGGCGGCTTAGAGTTAATGGAAAATATTTATTCTTGGCACCTGATTTATACGCTTTCTGTGAATGGCTGTTCCTAGGCGAACAGAATCCACAAGGATTGCTTACAGATAGTGATGTATATACAAATCAATATCGAGATGGAGAAACACTTGCTTGTTTGCGTTCGCCGCATCTGTATAGAGAGTGGGCAATCAGGACAAATCGACGCAGCTTAGAGCTTGACTATTGGTTTGGTGAAACTAAGTGTATATATACTAGTTGTCATGATTTAATAACAAGGATAGTTATGGCGGACTGCGACGGTGATAAATTACTGGTTATAAAAGACCGAACATTGACAAATTGTGCGAAAAGGAATATGTCTGATATTTGTACTCTTGCATATGACCTCAAAAAAGCCAAGGGCGGCTTATTAAATCCAGACAGTATGTACAATGGAATAGTCAATGCTTATACTAAGGGTAATATCGGGCCAGTTAGTAATAATATTACAAAAATCTGGAACAACGGCGAAATTACACAAGAAGAATTGGATGTTGTTAAATGGCTCTGCTTTGAAAATAACGCTGTCATAGATTGCGCTAAAACGCAATGGTTGCCAGAAAGACCAAAACAAATCAATAACACAATCAAGCAATATACAAAAGCCCGTGTTCCAAATTTCTTCCAATATGCCAAAGATAAAGACCCAGATACACAAGTTGAACCGCCCAATAATTCTACTATGAATCGTATATCGGCTAAAATTCCTACTTCCAGAATCCGTTATAATAACAAGATTGGGAAGTTCGACTGGACAATGTTGATAAATAAGTCGGTCGATTATACCACTAGAGAAAATTCGCCAATCATCGAGCGGTATAATTGGTGGATAAGAAATCAACGTCGATTTGACTATGGCGATGACCCACATATCAATGAGAATGATTTATATAAATATCGTCGCATAGCACAAGATATAATGGAATATAGTAATGAGCTGCTAGATGTTGTTGTCAATAGTTTGGTTGCTTATTTATATACGGTCAAAAAATCAAGCAATAAGAAAATGCTATGGGCTTGTTTTGGTTGGACGATTGTAGATAATTTGAGAATCAATACGGCACAACTTAATCCAATTTGTCCTATTTGTGGCAAGCGTTTCAAGCCGCGTGATGTATGCCAGCATTATTGTTCAGAGGAATGCTATAAGAAAGCAGATAATCAGCGGCGTATTGAATCGCGTGAAGCACCACCTGTCCGCGCGGGGGACAGGTTAAAATAGTAGGAAATATATGGATAAAATGAAATCACCACAACATATTGTGGTAAACTAATAGGGGAAGGACGATATAATTGCATAAAAATAAATATCCTCGGCTAGGTAAAGCCGATATGAGCAAAGAGTTACGACGGCGTACAGGCGTTGATTCTAAAATTATTGAATTAGTATTAAGAAATTATCATGATATTATCCGCGAGACACTACAGCATGGCGTGGAGTATTCACTACCCGATATTGGCGTTATTACATTCCGAGACCATCCACCAAAGCCAGCTGGCGAATATTGGAATGGCTTTCAAAAACGGCGTATGTACTACCCAGATAGACAGGGTTATTATCGGCTGGAATTTAAAGCTGAGAGACATATGGCAAGTGCTGTTAAAGGCGGCACATTGTATGGGAAAGGCCCAACTAAAGAAGAATGGGACGCTTGGGTATTAGAGAATTATCCAGATAATCCCAAATTTGCTAAGGAAGAAGAAGATGGCTGAATATAACAAGCTGAATCAGGAATTTTATGCTTATGCGGCAAATTTGCTTGAATCAAAGCCAGAAACGGTAAAGAAATATTGGCAAGCCTGCGTTGACACCATTGTTCATATGTTGCATTTTGATGGTAGGTGTCAAATGCCGGGTGTTGGGACGTTTGAACTCAAAGAAGTGCCGTCTTGGACTGGAATGGCAAAAGATGATAATGGCGAGCTTGTAGAGAGAACAATTCCAGCGTGGTTCAAAATTACATATAGAAGCAATGATGATTTCGTCAATAATGTCAATGGGCGAGGTGTTACAAAGAAATACCGCAAACGTGTTCGTGAGCGCAAGTTGACACCTAACGACCTAAAACTGATAACTCAAGCAGAAGCAGAACGAACGGCAAAGCGCACGCTGAAGCAGATGCAAGATGACCGCATCGAGCAAGCAAAGCAACAGAGTTATGATGATTTTATCAATGTAATCAATAAGAAAAAAGAAGATTATGAACGGAAAAAGAAGGAAAAGGAACAGAAATTGAATGAATCTACAGAAGATACGACAAGCGACTGAGCTGCTAGACAGCAAGTTAATTGACTTGCAGGAATGGACGGCTCGTTGTCTTGGTGAAGATTATAGGGGCGTCTGGTCAGAGGAATATTTACGTCGTTGTGCTGTGTTTGTCCGAAATATGCTGAACAGCGCAGACGACTGTGAATCAGACGAAAGAGATGTTAATATTCTATCACAGCTTAGAGAGGCTAAGCAGGAACTAGAGAAAGCACGACTTAAACTGCGTACAGAAAATCTTGAGTATGCGGCGAACAAGCGCGAATTGGCTCGACATGATATGCTCAATGAAGAAATCGTCGCATCTATCAATCGGCTTGAGCCAATCAAGTTCAGCCGCAAATTTGAACCAGACCCAATCAAAGAGCAAGTTGGCGTGTTGTGCATTGGCGATGAGCATTATGGCACAATAATTGATATGGATTCATTGTTTGGCGAGAAGGTAAATGTGTACAATCCTGATGTATTCAAGGCACGAATGGAAAAGCTGATGAACAGCATTGAAGATGACGTATATTCAGTATCGTCATTCAGCCGTTTGGTTGTGTTTGATATGGGGGATTCCATTCAAGGCGCACTTAGGCTGTCAGACCTTATGAAGCTAAAAGCTGGCGTTGTAGATTGCGCAATGCAGTATGCTGAATATATTAGTCAATGGCTTGTTGAGCTAAGTGAACGCCTACAAGTGCCGATTGAATATATTGCAGTTGGTGGCAACCATAGTGAACTAAGATTGCTCAATGGCAAAAAGGACGATTTCCCAGAAGATAATATTGCTAAGATTATCACACAGATTGTGCGGTTGCGGCTAAAGGATAATCCAAATATTGAAGTTACGCCTTATGCAGAATGCGGGTTCAAGACAATTCAAGGCGTAAATATCCTAGCATATCATGGCGATGATACCAAGGATGTAACTAGAGAAATTGCTTTCTTTGAGGATTATCATCAGATTGATATTGATATTTTGCTACTTGGGCATTTTCATCATCTTGAGCAACAGTCAGTCGGCATTGGCTTGAATACTGAAAAAGAAGTAATTAAATGTCCATCTATTGTCGGCGTTGATGATTATAGCAAGAGATGCCGCAAGTTGTCAAGAGCTGGTGCATTGCTCATGCTGTTTGAAGATGGGCAAAAGACGTGGACTAAGAAATATATTTTGAATTGATATTGACAATCAATAGATTGTGTGATATAATACAACCATGGAATTGCGGCTAATATCTGCGGATTTAGACTTGGCTTTGGGATGTGTCCTACAAGTTCTATAATAGAGGAAAAGCCTGAACGCTTTTCGCTGTCATACGACAGAATTTATCTTATCGGTAGCGTCAGTTGCAAATGGCGCTACCAACTTAAATTGATTCATCCTCTGTTAGGTGATAGCTACGGCTGTGTTGATCATGCTTGCGGGGCGATTGACCCATTTAGCAGAGTTGAATATATCTCATGTACCATGCGTACAAGGAGATTTCAGAGTCGTGTATAGCGGCTCTTGCAAAATCCTATCCTCGACGATAGGCGTATAGCAACAGGTGTGTTATATGAGCGTATGAAGTATATGGCTCGGTTGTCTTTGAGTGATATGTGGACGTTAATTGAAGGTTTGCGGTATACCATATGACAACAAATGAAAACCGTAAATATCCGAAAGGAGGTCACTATTCTCTTGAATTATCCACTGGTTTGTCCGAAGCATAATTAAAGAAGGAGGTGATCAGAGCCAATTGGCTCATATCTACAATAAGCCCAACTCAATGGGAACTGTTGTTTAACTGAATATTGAACTTTGATAAATACGAAGCAGCTGAGAGCAATCTTGGTTGCTTCGTCATATTTATAGGGAAACAAACGGAACAGAAAGGAATGAGAATATGTTTTGCCCATATTGTGGCAAAGAAAAGCAAGATAACCAATTCTATAAAAGCCCAATCAAAACGGGCGAATATATTAAGCCATGCAAGTCATGCGTGACTGAGCTATATAAGCAAGCTCTTGAATCTACTAAAGACCAAGGCGCGGCATTATGGTCAACTTGTATGCAGACTGGTATTCCTATGAGACGGGCTGAATATACGGCTTGTCTTGATACACTAGAAAAGGCGGCTAAAGGCAAAAAGCCTAGTCTATTTATGTTGTATCATACATATTTATCTACATCACCAGATAAATTAACAGGCGTATGGGACAGTGATATGGAGTTGTCTAATTTCAAAGATTTGGGCGACGTGGCTAAGGGTGAAACTGATGAGGTGGCATTAAAAGCAAGATGGCGCAAACAATGGGGTGGAGACTATGAAGATGAGGACTGTCAATGGCTAGATGATATGTTTGATAGCTATACGGCAGATATCTTTGAAATGGATACCGCCATGGAAATGCGCTATCGTGATTTGTGCAAGCTAGAGCTTGAACAATATAAGAGTGGTGTCAATAAAGACACGCAATCACAGATTAAGACGCTCATGTCTCTACTTAAACTTGATGACTTTAAGAGCAATCAGAAGTCGGATGCTGAACGGGCGTTTGAGAAGCGTATAGCTTGGGTGGAATATACCAAGCCGTCTGAATGTGAAGATTTAACAAGATTCGTAGATATGGTTGGATATGAAAAGGACAAGGGCGAAAAGATGCGTAGTTTGCGCAATGCTGTTGCTGGCACTAGAGATTACCCAGCAATCCCGAAGGAGGAAGCATAATGCGTTCTAGGATGGGCGGTCTTAGAGAATCATTTAAGGCTGATAAACTTCGAGCTGTATCTGGCATATCCAAAAAAATAGATAGCGATTTAGAAAACAACATCATAGAGTGGACAACTCTGTTTAGACGGAATTGGGACATATTTGCTGAATTTTATCTAGGGATTCCATTAAAACCATATCAACGCCAAGCATTGCATGAAATTGGTGTGTCAGATGTGTATTTTTGGAGAGCAGGGCGTGGTGGTGCAAAATCGTTTATTACAATGCTTGCGGCGGTCTGTAAATTACTATTGTATCCAAACTGTCAGATAATTATTACATCCTCTACGGTTGACCAAGCTAATAAAATGGTCAAAGAGAAGTTAGAGAAAGAATTGATAAAAAAGTTATCTAAACTACTTTTGCTTTATTACGAAAAAGACTGGATAAAGATAACAAAGCCGAATGATGGATATTATGTAGAATGTACGCTTAATAATTCATCCATCACCGTTCTTGCACCAGTTGAATCCGCGAGAGGTTCACGCTCCAACTTTACCATTTACGACGAAGTTGCTATTATGAAGAAAACGGCAATAGACCAAATTTTTGATGGCATGCTGTTTCCTAGGCAACCCAATTATTTAAGCAATCCTGCATATTCTGGGAATAAGAGATGGATAGAAGAATCTAAGAGTATATATCTAACATCGTCTAAGTTTAAGTTCCAGTGGTGGTATAGATTGTGGTGTGACTGTGTAACAGGATATTATGTTGATAAGCGTACTAGATATGGTATATTTGCAACAGACTTCTTTGATAATATAGAAAATGGCTTAAAAACATGGGGCGATTATCGTAGAGCTAAAAGACAGAACGACGATATATCATTTAGGACAGAATATCTAAACGAAGCCGTAGGTGAATCCGAAGATTCTTTCTTTAGCCTTGAATCGTTCAAAGAGAATCAGGTTATTACAGATGCGTTTTGTCCACCAAAGCCAATGGATTTATTGGTGTCTAGTGAATCAGATGAGGACGAAAAGAAAGAGGATGAAGTACGTCTCATCGTGTCTGACTTTGCATGGACAACAACTGGTAAGAAAGCAAATGAATCAGATAATAGTATTGCTATATGTATTAGGGCTAAATGGAAAAAAGACCATTTTGATAAATATGTAGAATATATTGAATTGCTACCAACAGCAGATGACGCGGATGGTTGTGCTGATAGGTTAAAAGAATTGTTTTGGTTGTACAAGGCAGACTATCTAGTGCCCGATGCGAGATCAGGCGGTGAAGCGGTCATGATAGCCTTATCTAAACCGTATACTAATGAACGCTATTCGGCGTTCATCAATAATCATGGCTTGACTATGGCTGATAAAAAGGAATATCATGTGGCTCGACCTGATAAGCTAGATTACTATAGAGCCAATGCAGTAGACCCAAATGCTTATCCTTGTATTATACCTATTGTTGGTAGTGAAACACTCAACACGTCTTATTGGAAAGCAACTAAAATGTCACTTGAGAATAATCGTATAAAATTCTTGATAGGGATGAGTGATAAGCAAGATGCTATTGTTGAAACTGGCGAATATTACAAATACACCGGCGAACAGATAGCAGATATACTTGCACCTCATGGCAATACTGATTTACTCATATCGGAAGCCGTTAATTTAACTACTATATTCAAAGGTGAAAACATCAAACTAGAGGCACCAAGAACGGGGCATCGTGACCGTATTGTTACATTGGCTATGGGTATTCTAATATGTGATTATATAGAAAATGAATGGAATAGACAGAGTCATGTTGAAGAATATGACTTAGATGATGTGCAATTAGTTTGGTGATATGACTTGCCTATGAAGCGGTTGCTATGTTGGTGCGTTGCCGTGGAGGTACTATTAGGGTTGTGTGGACTCCAAGTTCCAACTTAGGCTTAATCAAAAGCCGAAAATAAAAACACTCAAAAATACAAAACAAAGAAAGGAGGGCGAAATTTGGCAGAACCGTTAGTAACATTTGAACAGGCTCAAGCCGTAACAGAATTTGCACAAGCATTATATGCTTATGACCAGTTTGGCTTCTGGTCGCCAATGCTAAGTAATCAGCTATTGCAGAGTTTGAATAACAATCCAGAAACACCCAGTTCTGATAAAATTCGCAAGGCGCTTGCTGAATACAAAGAAAATTCAGAGCAAATTCAGGGCTATATGGAATATATGAAATTCTGGGATATGATATTTGCCAGAACTCTACAAGCATATTGCAATGCTCTATCATTTGATCTACAGCCTGTTTGTATCAATGCTTTTACTCAGAGTGATTATGAATCAAGCGCATACCAAGAGGATAAGCGGCGCGTATATGATTTCTTAAACAAATTTGACTATAAGGCTGAATTTAGTAAAGTTGTGGCGCAAATTGTGACGCACGAAACATATTTTACTTGGTTCAGAAAGACGAAATGGGGCAATAAAGGAATGAAATTCGCCCTACAGATTTTGCCACAAGATAGATGTTTGCTTACCGGATATTGGGAAAAAGGCATGTTGTTTGATTTTGACATGAGCTATTTCCTGCAAGCTGGTGTAGACATCAATGGATTTGACCCAGCATTTAAGAAATATTATCAGCGTGTATTTGGCTCTGAGGAAGAAGCATTTAAAAATTATCGCCCTACAAACCCACTAAATAGACGAAATGGCGCATATGCTATGTGGACGCAAACATCTCCTAGTGATGGGGCATGGGCGTTTAAGTGGAATCCTAGTACATTTAACAATACGCCATTTTTAGCCCCGTTCCTAAAGAACGCCATTGCCAATGATGATATTGCTCAGTTACAATATAATAAGGACATTGCGTCGGCATATGCTATTCTAGCTGGTGAAATTCGTCTATTTGATACGGCTAAATCTGGTACCAAGGCGAACCAATTTGCTATCGATCCAAAGACGTTAGGCGGATTTATGCAAAAGGCAAAGGCTGGACTTGGTTCGTTGTCTAAGTTGGCAGCTATGCCGCTTGAAAATATTAAGTTCTACCAATTTGAGGACAAGAATACAGATATGTATTCAACACAGTTGGCTACATCTGCTGGTGTTGGGTCTGGTGTGAGCCGTGTCATTTATAGCTCAGACAAACAATCTAACGCGGAGATTGAGGCCGGGCTTAATGATATGTATCAGACTATGAAGCCGCTATATCCACAATTTAGTAATTTCCTAGAATTTTATGTCAATCAGTTAACAAAGAAATACAAGTGGAAGTTTATCTTTGATGGGTCTAATTATCCATTTGAGCGTGAGGCTCGATTTGATAAGGTGAAGAAAATGTCCGATTCTGGCATTGTTTTACCTATGCAAACATGGGCGTCTGTATCTGGATATCAACCGCAATTATTTGAAGCAATGATGGCTGAGAGCAAATATACGGGTTGGATTGATAAATATACACAGTTGTTAAAGAACACAAATACAACTAAGGGCGGTTCAGATAATGAAGGTGGCAGACCCAGACAGGATGAAACAACACTCACAGATTCAGGAGAGGCAAGCCGAGAAACATTAGAGGAATGATATTATGATGTTATCAGAAAGAACAAGTGAAGCCCTAGACATTCTAGTTGGGCAGTATTTTTCTTTGAACCGCACGTTTGATAGGTGTGTGTCGTGGATGGAAGTAAAATTTGCTATGCCTAATGCCGCAAATATTATTCATCATAAATTAGCGCATCTCTGGCCGCTTATGGCTGATACTGTAAGCGATTTTAAGCATCAATGGAACATTACCACATATTATCCTGAGACGCGTGGTGATAAGCGCGAATATGACAATCTTCAGCAAATGATGGATACTATGCTTAGAGAAACATTAGATGTTTATGATGTTATCAAGCAAACGTATTATATTGCCAAAGAGGAAAAAGATTTCAACGCTAATGCTATGCTACAAGAGCTTATGCAGGACATGAATAAGGTTGTGGCGCAAATTATAGTGCTAGATGACAAAGCCAAGCAAATGCCAACAGAATATGACGAATATGACCGTCATATTGATAGTTGGGGAATTGTTGGTTTGGAGGATTATCAATGATTATTCTTGGAATCCCAAAGAATCCAGAAGATTATTTTATTGCTGATGATGCGCTTGCTTGGGAATTAGACCAAGCTGGATTCTCAGCTAAATATTTAGATGAGGATGCTTATTATTATAAAAAGAATAAAAAACTATTAAAATGGCTAGATAGTCACAACATAGAAGGATGGTGAGCAAAAAATGAAGAATAGAGATTGGAAAACATGGCTAAAAGCGGCTTTAGTTAGAGCGGTCAAAACAATGTGCCAGTCTGCATTAGCTTTAATTCCTGCGGCAATTACAATTGTAGACGTAGATTGGATTACCGTTGCTGGCACAGCTGCACTAGCTGGCGTTGTTAGTTTAATTACATCCGTTGCGGGATTACCAGAGGTTGATGAAAATGCAAATCGTAACTAAATATATTACACATAATCCGTTTTTTAATGATGGCAGATGGATTACCGGAAATGAATTCAAAGGATTCTTTCTTCACTCTGTAGGGTGTGCTCAACCAAATCCATTGGTTTTTATTAGACAGTGGGATAATGCTAATTATGGCAGAGCGGGGATCAACGGTTTTATTGGCGCGGATGCGGTGTACCTCACCGCCCCCTGCCTGGAGACCCCGGGCCGGGTCAAGCGTATGCCCCACGCGGGGAAGCCTGCTGGGAACAATGGGTATATCGGTTTTGAGATGTGCGAACCGGCACAGATTCATTATACGGTCGGCGCAAGCTTTATCGTGCGGGACCATGCTGCGGCCCAGGCGTATTGCCGCAAGACGTACCAGAACGCTGTGCAGCTCTTTGCACGGCTGTGTAGTTTCCACGGCAAGCGCCCCTTCCAC